TGGGTTTGGCAGGCTTAGGCGGACTACCAGGATTCTCGGGGTTGAATGGCGGAGATCCGCAAGGTGGCCAGGACTCCGGCGGAACCCGACAGAACGTTGCCGAGGTAAGTTCCCAGAACCCGTCTCAATTCTCAACCGATGACTCCCACTTCACCCTGAGCGAAGTGGCGGAAGCCGACCAGAAGCAACTCGTAGAAATCATTACCGAATACCGCAACAGTTGGGGGCAAGACCGCATTGAACGTATCCGGCAGTGGATGGAGAATGTGTTCTACGACAAAGGCGTGCAGGTTATCCGCTGGGACACCGCTTCAAACTGCTGGTACGACGCGCTTGCTTGGGCCCGAAGCCAGAACCAGGACGACGGCGAAGACACGGACCTTGAGCGCTGGATCAACCCGCTGACGATGATGTTCCGCAACGTCTTCTCGAGCGCGATGAGCGAAGTGGTTCCGAAAAGCGTGGTGAAGCCGCAGAATGCCGACCCCGACCTGAAGGATACGGTAACGGCCAAAGCCTCAGTCGAAGCGCTGCGCATCATCGCCAGCATCAACAAACTCGCGGAACTTATCCGGCTGATCTACGACCTTCTTTTCCTTTATGGAACGTACTTCCGCTACACTCGCGGCGTGATCGACGGTGTGATCTTTGGCTACGACGAAGAACCCATCTTCGCTGATCTCCAGATTGAAATGGGCCCGCATTACCAGTGTCCGAAGTGCGGCGCGGAAGTCCCAGCTACTTCTCCCGAGGGGATGGAATGCCCGTCCTGTGGTGCATTTATGGGACAGGAAAGCTACTTCGGCGCCGGAGAGAAGAACCGTACCAGCCTGCAAATGAGCGGTACAAAGAAAGTTCCCCGGGCTGGCGTGAAATGGACCCTGCACTCTCCACTCGAGATCGACATGGATCCCAAGGCGAAGAAGGTCTGTCAGACCCCGATTCTCGCCAAGGACTGCGAAATTGACTTCGGGGAAGCCTGCCGGATGTTCCCGAAGATGCGCGAGTCGATTCAACCAGGAGCCGAGACCTCGACGACCGCCAACGCCAGCGTCGAGAAACTCTCGCGCATCAACCTCGTAAGCGCGATGGGTGGGATGACCGCCGACAACAGCTTAACCAACCCGACGTACTCCGAAGTCTGGATGCAACCCATGTCCTACTACAAGAAGCGGGATTGGGCCTTCGCGCAACGCATGGAAGCGGCATTCCCGGACGGGCTCAAACTCTCGATGGTTGGAGAGATCGTCGTCGATATTCGCAAGGCGGTGCTCCCGAAGGAAATCACGAAATGCTCACTCTTCCCGGAGCAGGGGGCCTACTGCAACGCCCTGGCGAATACGGCCGTCAGTTTCAATGCGCGGTTCAACCGGGTGATGTGGATTCTGGACGACTGGGCCAGCCGCGCGGCTCTTGGATTGAATGTGGTCGATGCGGCGCGAATTGACACTGAAAAGATGAGCGGAAAACCTTTGCCGGCGGGAACAGCGGTTCCGTTGCCGATGCGTGTGAATGGTGAGCCTCGACCTATCGAGCAAACCTTCGCCCACTTTGACCTCCCGGTTAACCCAGCCCTTTGGGGCTACCCGATGATGCTGATGACGTTTTGTGAAATCATCCTCGGCATCCCTCGGCAACTCTCAGGACAAGGCACTCAGGACGACGTAGAGACTCTCGGCGGGCAGCAGTTGCAACTTGCGCGCGCTACTACCACGCTGAAACCTTATTTCAAGAACGTCAAGACCGAGTGCGCGGAAGCCGACCAGAATGCCGTCGATTGTCTGCAAGCGCTGATGAAGGTCGGCGCGGTCAAAGAAATCCAGGAAGTGATCGAGTCCCAGGGCGGAGCTTTCCAGAACAAGTCCGTGGATTATAACCGGATGCAGGGCAACGTCAGAATTGAAGTGGACGAAGACCAGGACCTCCCGATTGACCCAGCAGAACTCCGCGAAGCGTTGATGGCGATGTGGGATGCCTTCACCAAGGGCAACGCCGCCGCCGCCGAATGGATGGCGGTACCCGCAAACCAGGACTTGATGCTCAGTCGAACCATCCCCGGTTCCGTGGTTCCGGACGAAGCGCAACGGCTTAAAACTGAGAGCGACATCGGCCTCATCGTTGAAGAAGGTCCGCAGGTAAAGATGAATCCGGACGGCAGTTCTGGAACCGAACTGGCCGCGCATCCGGTGAAAACCGAGAATTTCCCCATCGCCAAGCAGATCGTTCAGCGCTACATGATGGAGCACTTCGAACTGCGTACAGAGAACCCCCAGGCGTGGGTTGGGCTCGTTCAGTATTATGACGAACTGAACGACATGGATATGCAGGTGGCAGCAGACACGGCCAAACGACAAATGGCTGTGACACAAGCCGGACAACCGCCACCGCCACCGCCCGATCCAGCGATGCAAGGCGAGATGCAGCAGCTTCTACAGGCTGCGGCTCCGGCGATCATGCGCCTCGCCCAGATCATGCAGATTGACCCGATGCTCACCAAACAGAGTGCGAAAGATCAGGTGGCAGCGGCCAAAGAAATCGTGGATACCACGGTAGCAGCCGGCAAACTGATGGCGGGAGGAAAATAGTGAGAGCCCCGCGCAAGTGGTCCGAGGTATACAAACGTAGAATCCAGAAGGACCCAAACTACAACAAGAAACTGCACGCACGTTACCGAGAGAGCAGAAATTCTCGCGCTAGAGTCTATGACAAAGGACGCAATCTAGAAGCGAAACGTGCGGTATTCGCCATTTTCGGTGATAAATGCGTTCGGTGTGCCTTTGCTGACCCGCGAGCATTGCAACTAGATCATATTCACCGGGCTCGGGAAAAACGCGGCAAAGCCGGACGTTCTGGCTCAGCGCTCTATCGACAAATCATGCTTGGACAAAGAAATCTCAGCGATTTTCAGCTTTTGTGCGCAAACTGCAATGCAATCAAGAAGATCGAAAACGACGAGATACACCCTGTCGAACGGGTGACTCTCAACGAAACGCTACAAGGAGAATTGAGATATGCCTGAAACGCCCGCAGCACCCGCCCCATCTGCTCCCGCCGCAGCCCCTAGTGCTCCGGCTCCAGCAGCTCCCGCCCCTGCGGCTCCGGCCGCAGCAGTTCCGGCAGTTCCGGCAGCGCCAGCGCCCTACGACCCCAAGACCGCCGCCGCACCACCGAAGTCCTCCGATTACTCACAGGATTCCGAAGGTCTGGTTGAATTTGCCAAGGCGAATTCCGCCTGGAGCATGGAGCATCCGGAAGAAGCAGAACGAATCCGAGCGGAGAAGATCGCCGCAGAGGATGGAATCGAACCCCAGGCAGCGCCCGATGCCACAGCCGCGGCAGTCAAGGCAGCGGAAGGCGAACCGGAAGCACCGAAGCCTCCAGCCGAAGCGGCTCCGGTTGCCGCCGCTACTCCGGCCGCGATCGAGGAGTGGATGGGGAAAAGCCCGGAACTCAAAGCGGCCTTCGAGAAGAGTCCCGAAATGAAGTCTGCCGTTATGGAGATGGCCCGCGGCTTCGAAGCAGCCAAGGAAGTCATGGGTATCGTTTCGACGAAGGAAGAAGCCGAGTTTGCCGTTGAACACGCCAATCGCCTTGTCAGCCTGCAAACGAACTGGATTCTCAGCGCGGAAGATCCCGAGATGGTCGGACCCGCATGGGAGCAGACGGTTGAAATGTTCAAGGAGCGAGACGCAAACGGCGCCGAAGTCAAAGGCCCGGACGGAAAACCGAAACTCGGCTCTGACTTCAAGCCGTTTGTGCGCAAGGCGGCAAGCTCAGCGATGGAAGACTTCGCCGGCAACGCGCAAGCCCAGATCACCGCCTTGGAAGCAAAACTCGCTGGCAATTATGCCTCCGACGAACTCCGCGAAGCCGATGCCGATGCCCTTGAGAACACGAAGTACGAGAAAGCGGCCTTCGACTTCGTACTGGCGAAACTATCTGGCACGGATGACGGCACGAAACTGCCTAGTCTTCCGCCGAACGCCACGCCCGAGCAGATTGCTTTCCAAAAGCAACTCGAAGCGGAGCGCAAGGACCTTGACGCGAAGGCCGGGAAAAGCACAGCAGAATCCCGGAAGCAGACGACGAAGCAACTCAACTCCGAAGTTCAGAAAACCTACGAAGAGGGAGTAAACCGCTACATCGATACCCAGGTTGCGGCCATGAAAGAGCGCGGAGAATACCTCCCGGACTTTGTGCTCAACGACAAGTGGACCAATCCATCCACGGGGAAAGCGACCAACCTTTCGGCGTTTGGAGTGAAAATCTACCTTGCTTTGAACGACAAGATCAACAAAAACCCACTGCACGCGGCGAAACTGATGAGTCTCGAAGCTCTGGGAGTGGCTGGCAAAGACGCGCGCATTGCGGAAATTACGCGGTTGCAGAATCTCTACCTGCCGAAGATTTTCAACGCCGAAGTCCAGCGCATCCAGGACGGCATCCGGGCCTCGACAAAGAAACCACCAGCGGCGCCGCCGGGAACCGGTCCACGAGTCGAACCACAAAGCCAAGGTACGGTAGTACCGCAGACCTTGGATGCCTCTCAGGTGCGCGCCTGGGCGGAAGCCGAAGCCAAGAAAGACCCGAGTTATGCAGGCATGACCTCAGCCGATCGTGAAGCGCTTACGATTTCTCTGGCCATGAAGAAGCGTTTTGGTACATAGTAAGAACTGAGAAGTTCTCTCTCCGCAGCCGCGTCTCGAAAAGGCGCGAAACCGCAAGCAGGGCCCCCTTAAACAAACTGAACTTATTGCGGAGAGGAGAACACTATGCCCGCACCCAATTTCACCACCGCACAAAGCCAGCTCGCTTTGATGGAGCAGGTGATTAACGAAAATGTGGACATGTCCCAGAACCTTGACCAAGGGATCGACCGGCGCTTTCAGCAAGCCGGAGCGATGGACATGGGCAAAGAGAAATACCGTCACCCGATCTTGTTTGACGTCGGCGGACAGGCAGGCAGCTACGATCCTGACGGTGGGCCGTACTTCACCGGCACGGGTCCCGAATACCAACAGTTCATCGTGGTGCCGATTCCGATTTTGCTGGCCGTAGGCGCAACCGAACTGCTCGACCGCATCTCGAAGGCTTCCGGCCTCGCCATCATCGACCCGGTAGCGAAGATGATTGCGAATGTGAAAACCAAGATGGCGCACACCCGCAACGCTCTGGCCCAGGGCTACAACCAGTTCGTCCTCGGCACAGTCGATGCGACCTACGCCGGCGGGAACGTGGTGCCCCTTGCCAACTCGCCGTTCGGCAACCGCCTCTTGGACATCAACAATATGTACGCCGCGACCGACGCCAGCGGGAATTTCAACATTGTCGGCGTTCCGACCGTGCTCAACAAATCGAACTCGACGGCCGGCACGATCGACACCGTGCAACTCGACGTTGCTCCGGCTGGCCTCGTGGCAGGATCTTCCTTCCTGTTGATGAACGCGACCTCGGGCGCACCGCTCGGACCGCAGGGGATGCAATACCTGATCTCGACGTCCGATGTCGGTGACCAGGACGGCCTCGCGCGCGCGCTGCCTCAGTTGCAGGCTGCGGGCGTGTTTGCCAACGGTTCCACGCTCACTCTGGGACTGATCGAAGCGGAGCGGGTTCGCCAGTTGCAGCTTTTGGGCAACGACGACGAAGCCGAAAAGCGCTTCTGGTACACCCACAACGTCCAGCAAGCCACGGCGCGGCAGCTCGGATTCGCCAAAACCACCCTGATGTCCACGGATGGGAAACTGGCGAACTTCGATATGTCTCCTGGCCGGATGGACAAATGGCGAATCGGTGACCAGGAAGTGATGACCGACTCGATGGCCGCGATCAACACGCTCTACGACGTTGCTCAAAACCATCTACGCAAGGTACGGTATCCCGGCAGCCAGAAGTTCCTGCCTGGAACCTTGATGGGCTACTGGTGGCCGCGTTACGCCGGAGGTCAGGCGACTTCCGAGCGGGACATGCTCTATCAGGATGCCTACAACTTCTACACCAACCTCGTGTGGTGCCACGGGGTTATCAACTC